ATGAGGCGTTTCAGAATTGGTTCGATCAGGTCGGCGACATGAGCCGGCCGGACCCGCAGACCTACTTTGCGATCATGAACTCGCCCTCTCCGGGCGAGGCGATCATGGAGTGGTTTGGCGATCGGCGGACCAGGAGCGAAATCAGCAGCGCCGGGGGCCTCGATGGCTACCGTGCGAAGATCGAGCAGGAAATCCTCGCCCAGTACGGGTTAGCGCCGCGGCCGGCACCGACGAACGGTGGCGGCGGCGATCGCGATCGCGACGACCAGGGACGCTTCGCTCCACGGCAAGAGGTGCGACTTCCGACCTCTCTCGCGCGCATGGGCTCTGCCGGACGTGGCACGCCCAACCTCGCGGAGGATGGCTCGGATGCCGCGATCTATGACTCAGGGCGTCCCGAGCGCAGGAGCAGATAGGACGCCCTCTCATGTGAGAGAGCGCCATGGCCGTCACGCAAACCTATGCGAACAATCAACTAATTAAGTGGAGGAAAGATGTATATCGCGAGTGGCGTCGCGGTAATTTCTTCTCCGCCTACATGGGCGACAGCCCAACCAGTGTAATTCAGGTCACGCGAGAGCTTCGCGACGGCGGGGATGTACTGAATATCCCGATCGTTTCCGCCCTTCGTGGTCCCGGCGTAAGTACCGGGCCACTAGTGGGCAACGAAGAAAAGATGATTAACTACGGGATGCGCCTCTGGGTTGACTGGAGCCGCAATGCAGTACTGTTGACGCGCGCGCAAATGCGCAAGTCATCTTTCGAGCAACTTGAGCTAGTCAGGCCGTTACTTACGGAATGGCAGAACTGCCTGCTTCGCGACGAAATCATCCTGGCGATGTTCTCGCTCCCGTCCGAGAGCCCGCCTGTGAACCTCGGCAACGAGTCGATCGGCGGCCAGCGGGTGAACGGGATTCTTTACGACGCGAGCACAGCCGCGCAGCGCAACGCATGGCAAGTCGCGAACAAGGATCGCATCGTCTACGGCTCGAAGGTCTCCAACCTCATCCTCAACAACCACGACGGCTCACTGGCGGCGCTGACGAACGCAGCCGACAAGGCGACCGCCGCGGTCCTCCTCCTCGCCAAGCGGCAGGCCCGGCGGGCCGTGCCGGGCATCACCGCCTATCGCGAGAGCGAGACGAAGGGCCGGGAGACGTTCGTCGCCTTCTGCGGACAGAATGCCTTCCGCGACTTGAACGCCGACCCGGTGATTTATAATGCTAATCTCCAGGCTAGGGCAAGAGAAGGCAATGGAATGGACAGTAATCCGCTGTTCCAAGATGGTGATTTGCTCTATCGCGGAATAATCATCCGGGAAATCCCAGAAATCGATGATTTCTGTACTCTGGTAGACAAGGGCGCTACTGGCACTGACCTTGCTCCGATCTTCCTCTGCGGTCAAAACGCCGTCGCTCTAGGCTGGGGACAAATGCCCAAGCCTACAGAACGAGCAGAAGACGATTATGGCATGATTATCGGCCGCGGCGTCGAGTCGGTCTACGGTATTGGCAAGGTCTTTACTGCACGAGACCCTGACGCTGCTTCGCGAGAACTGGTGCAGTGGGGCATGGTGACCCTCTTCGTCGCCTCCGAGCCGGACGCTTAAGCCGTCCCATCAACAGAGGTCCTGAAACCAGGAGAAAGCCATGGCTGTCTATCCCAAGAAGATTAAGCCTCCGCGCAGCGTGCCGCTGAATGTGGTTCACGCGATCAGGGTGCGGATCAATCAGGTCTCGCCGAACCCGGCAGCCGGCGAGATCGCGCTTACGAACGACGTCCCGGTCTGTGTCGGGACGATCCCGGCCGGAAGCCACGTCCTCGGCGGTCAGTCGAGCGTCACGACCATCTTCGCCCCGGCCGCGACCATCAACGTCGGCTCGCAGACCGTCCCCGGGGGCTTCGCGCCCACGGCGACGATCGCACCCGGGACCGCCGCCGTCGTCCAGGACGTCGTCGGCACGCTCTCGGGCTACGTCGCCGCCGAGACGCCGGTCTGGGTGCTGATGGGCGGCGCGCAGGCCACGGCGGGCGTCGCCGACATCGTCATCCCCTACTACGTCAACAAGGACTGATCGCCATGGCTGAAAAGGACAAGGAAGAGAAGAAGCTCGGTCCGTCCGTGACGTACCTGGGCAACGACGACGACGACAAGCAGGCCGTCGAGGCGCACGGCGTCCGCTTCAAGCCGGGCGAGTCCGTCAACCTCAACGATCGCCTCGGCGAGGCGAAGGCGGCGGAGGTGCTCAAGGGCCTCGCCGGGAACCGCTTCTTCAAGGTCGACGGCGGCCCGGATCACAAGGCCGAGGAGAAGAAGCGCCAGGAGGCCGTCCAGAAGGAGGCCGAGGCGGCGCTGAAGGACGCCGAGGAGGCGAACCAGACCCAGGCGGAGCGCGATCGCAAAAAGCAAGGCTACGTGCCGCCCGAGAACGAGCAGCTCGAATCCAAGCCGACCCGCCCCGTTCGCGAGCGCTAGACATGGCGACCAGGGCAGCCCTCGTCCGATCGATCCTGAAGGAGCTAGGCGTCTGGCAGGCTGGCCAGGACTTGGCTCCCGAGGACTTCCGCGCGGTTGACGAGGAGCTGCCCTATCGCATGGCTGCGATGGCCAAGGCCGAGGTCTACACGGTGGACGACCTCAACTACATCCCGGATGAGGCCGTCTCGGAAATCGCCCGCTACATGGCGGGCGAATACAGCCAAGTCTTCGGCATCTCGGACACCGAGCTGCAGGCGATCAAGCAGAACGCGGGGCTGGCCGATCAGGCTCTGCGCTTCCAACGCACCCGTCGTCCCACCTATGCGAGGCAACGGGCCGAATATTTCTAGCGAGGGCCCATGCCGTCAACGCCTGTCCAGGTCCCCTGGCCGACCAACGCCATGCCGGGGCGTTGGCTCGGTGAGTCGCAGGGCGACCTCATCAATGCCTATGCGGCGAAGATCGGCGACATTGTCCGCATCCGGCGCACGCCCGGCATCGTGCGCTGGTTGCCGACGCTGATCGACGCCGGCCCCCGCATCCCGCGCGGCATGCACGCCTTGCGGGCCCAGCTCATCCACGTCTGGGACGAGGCGGCCTACATCACGCAGACGAGCGGCGCGACGGTCGCCCTGGCGAACGGCCTGCCCGGCACCATGCCGGTGACGATCGCATCCAATCTGAGGCCCTCGGGCGAGCAATGCATCGTCGTCACGGACACGCAGGGCGCGCTCCTCATCGACACAGCAACCGCCGCCGTCCTGCCCTATCCGACGCAGCCGGCCGTCTCGATGTCGAGCATGCGATCGGTCGAATACTACTCGGGTTACTTCTTCTTCACGAAGGTCTCGGGGGAGATTTGGGCGTCGGACCTCCAGGACATCAACATCCCGGACCAGTCGGTCGCCACGGCGGAGTATGTCGCCGACGACCTGTTGCGCTGCAAGTCGACCGGCACGGCGCTCGTCGTCATGTCGACGCGATCGATCGAGTTCTGGGTCGACGTCGGCAACTCCCCGTTTCCATGCGTCCGCCAGGGCACCCTCGACGTCGGCCTGTTGGGCCGCTGGTGCGTCGCGGGCGGCGCGAACGAGTGGGAGAACGGCCTCCTCTGGATTGCCCAGGATTGCTCGGTGCGCCGCCTCCAGGGCTACCAAGCGCCGGTCGTCTCGACCGAGGACGTGGCGCGGGACATCCGCGACTATATCGGCAACCCCGAGGTGCTGCGCTGCAAGGTCTACACCTTCGACCAGCAGGCCATGTATGCGATCTCAAGCCCGGCCTGGACCTGGGAATACAACCTGACCTCCGGGGCCTGGAACCGGCGCGATAGTTACGGCCTGCCGCACAACCGATCACGGTTTACGCGCAATTTCCGCAATCGCTGGTACGCCCAGGACGTCAAGGTCGGCTGCCTCATGGAGATCGACCCGGACGTCTTTGACGAGGACGGCGAGCGCTATCGCTGGCGCTGCGAGTCCGGGCCGATCGGGGAGTTTCCGGCGAACGTCCGCCTGCCCTCGATCGACATCAACATGACGGTCGGCGTCGGCATCATCAACCGGCCCGCACCCTACGAGACCGCCCCGGTGGTCATGGTGTCCTGGTCCCACAACGGCGGCGCGAACTGGTCGAATCCGATCGCGCGGTCGATGGGCGAAGAGGGCCGGTTCTCGACAAAAATCACGGTGAACGCCCTCGGCCGCTCAACCAGCCAGGGCACCCGTATCCGGCTCGACGTGGTCGACCCGGTCCTCGTCTCGTTGCAGTCCGCGATCGCGACCCGCGCGAGAGGCTCCAGAGCAAGGGCGGTGAATCAATGAGCTACGGACCCAACCCCAACCAATGGGCTGCAGCTCGTGCTGCCGCCGGTCCCGGCCGCGGCGCGATGATGACGGCACCGCAACCCGGGATGCCGATGCAACGGCCGGACATGCCCGCAGGCGGCGGTCAGCCGATGGCAGGCGCGATGGGCGGCATGTACGGCCAAGCGGCTGCAGCGCCCCCGCAGGGCGGCATGGCGGGCATGTATGGCCAGGGCGGCGGCGCGCCGCCGATGATGCCCGGTCAACAGCAGCAGATGATGGCGCGCCTGCAGCAGATGTATCAGGGCGCGCGTCCAGGCGCCGTCGTCCCGCAGGGCGCGATGGCCGGCGGCGGCGGCATGGGCGGCATGTATCCGGGCGGCCCGCCGCAGGCTCCGCAGAACGGCATGCCGGCCTGGGCGCAGATGGCCTCGCAGCAACGGGGAGCCGGCGCACCGATGACCGGCACCTTCGCGCAGCAGGGCGGCGGGATGATGGGGCTGCGCTGATGGCCTACCAGCAAAATTATCCCGTCTACGCCGCCGAACTGGCCGGCCTCGACTGGTGGAACCGGCATGCGGCCGATGGCACGCCGCTGACCGCCCCGGCAGCGCCGGCCGGGCAGACGCTGACAGGCACGCCGCCGCCGACCCCGGAGTGGGACAAAGGTTCCGCGGCCGGCCGCGGGCGGCCCGACGCCGAGGCGAACCTCCTGCCCGGGTCCGGCGCTCAACCGCACCAGGAATCCTCGACCTCGGCCGAGGCCGCGCCGGCCTCGCCGTTCGCGAACTGGTCGAAGCTCGACCCCAACTCGATGGAGGGCCGCGCCGGCATCCTGAAGGGGCTGCAGACGCTCTACGCGCAGGGCGCGAAGCTCGGAAAATCGCAGGCTGAGATTCTCGCCGCGGGAGCGGAGCTGGGCTCGCAGCTCCCGAACGGCGGCCTGCCGGCAAACGACAAGATGACTGCGATCGAGAGGGGCACGACGAACGGCGTCGTCAACATGTGGGATTGGAATCAGGCCGGCGGAGGCTCGAATAGCTCATGAGCTACGGCGCGGCTCCCTCGATCTTCGATGACCCGAACGAGACGCCGACCGCGCGGCTGACGAGGCTCGCCAAGCAGTACCAGGAGAACTACGCCAAGCCGGCGCTGACCGCCGAGGAGGCGAAGGCTGCAGCCACGGCCTCGCTCACCGCTGCTCCTCCGGGATCGATCTTCGAGCGCGGCATCGACTATGTCCGCGGCGGCCAGGACGCCTCGCCTG